AATAACTCCTGAACTAATAGCAGCTACACCTGTATCAGCAATAGTAATATCTCCAGATACTACATTATCAATCCACATAGATGTGCCTGTATCATAGAATAATAAAGCACCATCAGCAGGTGATGTAATATTTGTATCGTTTAATTCAGCTAATGTATCTTCTGTTAATATCTGTGCATCTACATAAGCTTTAATAGATTCTGAAGAAGCCAACGTAGTTGATGTTGCAGTTGCAAAAGTATCATCATCTAAGAAGGCTGTACCTGAAACACTTGTATTAAGTACAGGGCTTGTTAAAGTTTTGTTTGTTAAAGTTTGAGTACCAGTAAGTGTAGTGACTGTAGAGTCTATTGCAACTGTTAAAGTGTTAGAAGCTCCAACAGTATCTATACCTGTACCACCGGCAATAGTTAATGATTCACTATCTAAGTCTATAGATAATGCACCACCTGTATCACCTTGAAAATCTAAATCTTGTGCTGTAACTTGTGAATCTACATAAGTCTTAATAGCTTTAGCAGAAGCAAGAGTAGTATCTGTAACTGCAACAGTTGTTAAATCTGTATCAAGTACACCTGATTTTAAGTTGTCAACTTCTATGTTAGATACTGTATTGTTATCAACATCTATTGTTTTATTTGTTAAAGTTTGAGAGCCTGTTAAAGTAGCAACGGTAGAATCTATATTAATTGTTACAGTATTACCTGAACCTACAGTATCTAAACCAGTCCCTCCAGCGATTGTAAGGCTTTCTGAGTCGAGGTCAATACTTAAAGCACCTCCACTATCACCTTGGAAATCTAAGTCCTGTGCAGTCACCTGAGAGTCTACATAAGCTTTTACAGATTGTTGAGTCGGTACAAGCGTTGCAGAGTCTGAAGACATATCATCTTCATCAGCAAAAGCTGTTATAGTAATTGTACCATCACTTAAAGAACCATAAGTAAGAGCTGTAATAGTTGTAGCAGCAATTGTACCACCTTCAACTTTATTACCTGATATTTGGTCATCTGCTAAAGTTAGTGTACCTGATGAAACGTCTAAAGTTTTACCAGCTCCTACAGTAATATCAGATGTAGCAATTGTAGCACCATCAATCGTACCGCCATCTATATCTGCTGTATCAGCTACAAGGCTATCTATGTTAGCTGTACCGTCTATGTAAAGATTTCTCCATTGTTTTGTAGAGGTTCCTAAGTCGTATGTGTCATCTGTATTAGGAACAATGTGTGAATCAATTTCAGCAGCTAAGTTAATGCTATCTGTATCAGCATCACCAAATGTAAGGTTTCCTGAGATAGTAGCATTACCTGTAACAGTTAAGTTACCGCCTATGTCTACGTTACCTGTTGTTGTTATTGTATCTGTGTAGGTATCTTTAAATCTTAAACTTGTTGTACCTAAATCAATATCACTATCTGTTACCGGTATAATAGCTCCGTCAGCTATGTATAACTGTTGTACAGGTGCTGAAGATACTTCAACATAAAATTCTATGTAGTTATTTGTTGTGTCTATTACAACTTTATTGTTTGGAGAAGTTTCACCAGCATCACCAATTAATCCTATAACTGGTCCACTAGCTGCTGTACCATCATGGCTGTGACCTGTAGTATTGCTAAAAGCATTTACTAATTGGTTATATTCATTATTGAATAAAGCAGCAGTAATTGTATCCCCGTCTGCGAATGTACTTTGTCTTGTATATCCTGCCATTATGCGTTCTCCAATGTTTCTATTCTAGTTTTTAAATCGTTTATTATTGTTTGTTGATTGTCCACTTTGTCGGACAACTCTTGTATAGCTTTAGTTAAAAGAGGTACAAGTTTGCTTTGGTCAATGACTTGATAGTCAGGATTGCCTTTATCATCAACACCATCTTTTTCACCTGTAATAGCTTCAGGAACTATGTCTTGTACTTCGTGTGCTAAGAAACCATCTACTGTTGTATCTGCATCAGCTATAAAGTTAAACCTAGCTGGTTTTAATTGTGCAACTCTATTTAAAGCATTAAAGTCATAATCTACATTTTCTTTTAGTCTGTAGTCTGAAGATGTGTTGTATGCTGTGGAACTTGCGTTTACAACTACGCTACCTACAATAGTTCCTGAAGCATTGTAGTATTGTGAAGCTGCTGAACCATTTGAAGAAACACGAAATTTAATATTACCACCTGTTTCTAAAACAAATCCTGAATTAGGTGGAGTTCCACCAGCTCCAGTTGAGTTGTTAATCAACAAGTTGCCTGAAGAATCAATACGCATTCTTTCTAGACTGTTGTTATAAAAAATTATAGGAATATTACTAGCTGTTAATAAACCACAAGTGCTACCTGTGCTATTGGTAAATAAATCTATTTCTTGACTTCCACTTGCAACAGTAACTTCAGTATAACCAGTTGATTTACTAACAGTTAATGGTGCTGAAGGACTACTCGTTCCAATTCCAACGTTACCTGAAGAATCAATACGCATTCTTTCATCAGGAGTTGGACCAGTATAAAATGCTATATTTCCAAATCCTGAAGTAGTACCTTTACAAGAAATGTTTAGAAACTCACTACCAGAAGCAGTATGCTTAATTTCTCCTTTAGGTGTAGCTGATGGATTTCCAAAAGTTATTGTATTGTTTACTGATGAACCACCATCAAAAATATGCAATTTACTAGCTGGATTATCAGTTCCAATTCCAACGTTGCCATTACCACTTACTTCCATTATTACAGTGTTATCAGATTTTCTAAATCTAGCAGCATAATCAGCAGCACTAGTACCAGCATCAACTAACAAACCAAAAGACTGATTAGTTGTTGTGCCACCAAAGACTTCCATAGTATTAGCATTATCTGCACCAGTTGCTTTTATTGTTCCAACAACATCTAATTCTTTTGAAGGACTAGTCGTTCCAATTCCAACTCTATTCTCACTAACATCAAGATACAGTGTACCTGCATCAATGTTCAAATCAATAGATGAAGCATCTGCTGATATTAATCCACTTGTAACTTTTGTTATTGCCATTTGTTTTTATCTCCTGCCTGAAGGTATAAAGTCTACATATAATCCATTAATTGTATATGGAGCTTTGTTATCTTCACTTATAAATGTAAAATTATTACTGGTTCCACTTCCTTGTAAAGCTACTCTAATCATAGGATTTTCTGCTCCTCCAAAGACGTTAGTACCAAATAAAGCATCACCAAATATAGATGGTGGGTCTATTGTTCCTAAGTCAAATAACTCTGGTGGTTGCGGTATATCCGTATTACCATATTCAAATCTAACTTGTACGTCAGGTTCTACAACACCTTCAGCACTTGCAGAAACTTTTAAATAGTGTAAAGTTTTTAAAGTTCCTAAATCACCATAATCGTAATCAGGTGTAGCATATCTTGCTAAGATGTTAGAGCCATCAAAGTCGTTACCTGAATCATGTAAATAAACATAACCGTCAGTATCTCCATGAAAATGCTCTTCGATTCCCGCCTCATTAAATCCTGTTCCTATTTCTGTTACTTCTATTCCTCTTGTTTCTGACCACTGAAACCCATCTGGTCTTAGTGTTCCTATGATACCTCTTTGTTCACTTTTATTTTTAGTGGTATCTGTATAAAATAATCTGTATTGTGACTTATCTCTATGTACCATACTACTAATAACATAGTCATTAACATTTCTAGCTAAGTCATTTATTAAAGGCTGTATAGCTTTACTAACTGTTCCTAACTCAACGTCACCAATTCTTGCTGTACCAGCTACTGTTCTTAATCCATCCGGTGCTAAAAATACTAAGTCACCACCAATCTCTTGAATACTATAGCCACTTAAACATCCTACATTTTCTGCTATAGGGTCAATTCGTATATTTGCTGTATCGTTTATGTTTATTAACTTATGTAAACTGTTTTCACAAAATACTATTAAATCTGTACGGAAACCTCTAATACCTACTATCTTATCTGAGATAGCTACAGAACCTGCTCCAACACCTGTAAAGTTATTAGGGTTATTATAAACACTATAATAAACAGTTGTTTCTTCTCCATCAACACCAGCAGCAATTAAGTGATGGTCGTGTGATGTAATAAACTTTACAGGAGTATTAGCTCCATTTGGTTGTACTTCTTTAGCATAAAAAGTTCTAGTAGTTAAAGCTCCAGTACCTTCCATTCTAAATGAAAAAATATCTTTAGTAGAATTATCAGCTATAAATATTTCGCCGTAATCCATTCCAGCATTTTCAAACATAGCAAAGGTTGCTTGTTCTTGTCCAGTTCTTACTGATAATGCTTTACCTGTAAAGGTTGTATAGTTATCACCAGATACTGCAGATATTCGATTTATTTGTAACCAAGTAATTCCATCTTGACTAAAATAAATACCAGTGTCTGCACAAACTATAACACCATCACCATAAGGCATAGTTCCAAAAATTTGAGTAGCACTTCCTGTAGGTTGTGTAGCACTAGTACCACCAAACTTACTATAACCATTGATACGTCTATATCCACCTTCTATAGAGACTTCAAAGTTTCTAAGTTCTCTTGCAACTCCGGGAGTCTTAAGCAAGTCAACTGAGTTAGCTGATTTAACTAAGCCACCGTTACATGCAACAGTATAAGGTTGTGAACGTGCCATATAATTTAAAAGTATCTTCTATCGTCTGTCATATACTTTGGAGCTGGATTCATAAGATTAGATTTCATATACTTCATTCCTTTCTTATAATCATCCAATGCGAAAGCTGCTTGTTGTGGGCTTTCTTTAAACTGCCAAACATAGTAACGAACTCTAGCTGTTATTATATTACTGTATTGCTCTGGTAAAACGATTGTATCATCATATACTGATAATGCAGTCGGTCTTACGAAAGCATAAAAGTGTACATTATAAACTTTGTCAGGTATTGGACTTAATCCAAACTTTCTATTATCTGGAGACTTAATTACAAATTTAGGTTCTCCATGGTTTTGAGCATTAGCGTCATCTTCGTTTTCGCTATCTCTATAGTATCTTTTCCAATCATCAAGTGTAATAAATCTTAAACCTTTAGAAACAAAAGGAGCTGATTCTCCACTTACATTAATTGTAGTTACATAAAAATCATCCCAATCTATTGAGGCATAGTCTGTAGTAATACTAGAACTATCAGACTTTAAAGTATACCATCTTTGTCCGTCTACTGTAGGAACTGTTACATTACCATAAAATGGGTCAGTAGCTCCACTAACATTAGCAGCAAAGAAAGGTAGTTGTGGTTCTTCATTAGCTATATCAAATATAGATTTATTTACAGCATCTTTAACAAACTTTTGAAGACCTGTAGCGTTTGCAAAGTTTGCAGACGTTAATGGAATCTCATTGAGTTCTCTTAATACTTCGTTAGTTATGTCAAGATATGTAGTAGCCATTATTATTTTTTCCTAGCTTTTTGTTTTGCTTTGTCACTTAAGTCTTTAAAGTGAAACAAAGGCTTACTTGTTT